CAGCATTAAGCAGCTGCGGACGGTGTGGACCTATGTCCTCATCGCTACGGGCACTAACCTTGGAGAGTAACATGCCGACCATGAGCTACGTCACAAACGGTATATGGGCTTCCAACCTTGTACCGAACGGAGTCATCCGTGAATACAAGAGGGATACCTACATCCGTTCAGCCGTAGTCAAAAGGCCGGAACATGCTCTCAAGGCGACGCACCCGGGTATCTTCGTTCCCCCCACACCGATGTCTAACTCGCGTACACTTACGCAAGCTAACAAAGGAGAATACGCCGATAAATTTGGCGGGTGGGGAGTCGGAGTCTCAACTGACGAGTATTACCCTCCAAGTTCAGCGCCGAGTTTCTCGACGTTGAGCCAAAAGGCACTCGTTACTGCATTGCTGAAGCTGAAGGATCAAGACATTAATTTGTCTGTTGCCTTCGGTGAACGCGCGCAGACTGCTAACCTCGTTGCCTCATCGATCAAAAGAATCGCTGGATGCATTAAGGGCCTTCGCAAGAAGGACCCAGCTGCCGCCATGCGCGCCTTAGGTCTTAAGGGTAACCCGAAAGGGATTCGAGGTACAGTGCAGCAGATGTGGCTAGAGCTCCAGTACGGTTGGAAACCGTTACTCAGTGACGTACATGGCGCGATGGAGGCATTGGCGAAAGCCGATTCTGCCCAACCGGACCGTTATCGAGTCACTGTCAAAGGACTTCAGAAGGCCAACACACGGTGGATGAACTCCACTGTCGCCCAAGGCGATATTTCGTGGTTGATCCGACAGATGTCCGAGCAGGGTGTGTATGTCCGTCTTGATTATAAGATGGACAATCCACTCCTCGCTCAAGCGGCAAATCTGGGCCTAACGAACCCAGCCGCGCTCGCATGGGAGCTTGTCCCCTTCTCGTTCGTAGCAGATTGGTTTGTCCCTGTTGGGGACTACCTAAACTGCTTAGATGCTGCTTTAGGATATTCTTTCCTAGGCGGCTCTAAGACCGAGAGGTGGATGCATCATAGCAAGACGGAGGCTGGATGGCGCACGGGCGCAGTTCTTAACAATTTGAAGTACTGGAGATTTTCCGGTGCGGAGAAGATCGTAAAGACCGTCGTCCGAACTGTTTACAGTTCATCCCCTCTGCCACGCCATCCCGGGTTTAAGAACCCGTTCAGCGCTACACACGTGGCCAACGCTCTTGCGTTGCTTGGTCAGGTCGTGAAGTAAGTTCCATAACCGTTCCAACTTTTCCCAAAGGAAAATGCAATGCCTGCAATTGGCAATGTCGTCATCAATGATGGCGCTACCACTCCCGTCGCGCATACTTTCGCGCCGTCGGGGATCTCCGGTATCACGGCTACGTTGGCGGATCGTTCGGGCGGGATTCCAGTGGGTTATTACACCCTGGACCTCTCGCTCCGGCAGCCGTCCCCGCAGTCACAGGAGAAGATGTTCCTGGCGACTATCAGGATCAAAACACCGATCCTGGAGCAGACCAGTCCGAGCACCGCGACGGGTATCCAGCCTGCGCCGACCGTCGGCTACACGCCGATTGCCGAGCTCAAGTTCTGGCTCCCGGAACGGTCCACGCTTCAGGACCGCAAGAACCTTCGTGCGTTCGCTAAGAACGTCATGAACGATGCCGTCGTTACGGCGCTCGTCGAGACGCTCGAAAACGTCTACTAAGGACATGGACCCTCGTAAGAGGCTTCCATGGCCCGACGTAGCTCGAGATGTCTTCCGTGAACTTCTCTCTTCTCTCAACAGGGAGGATAGGGGTGTTCTTGCTTCACTAACCATTAAGGCAATCCTATGGCTAAGAAGCGTAATGGCCCTCCTCGGAGTGCTGATAGTGTTTTGGGCGTTCCTTCATTGGAACTCGTTCTTGGGGTTCTTGATAGGATTCCTGGAACTCATGCGTCGGTCGTAGCGCAGCTTCTGCGTGAAGGCCGCTTTCGCGAGGCGACAGAGCTTCGGCTGGACCCAAAGGCCTTTGAAACGGCCGATGAGTTCCGCCTGGCTCTGCTGTCTTACTCCCTAATCCGAAAATACCCCGGTTTGCCGGGCTCGGACAGGAAGCGCGATGACGCCATCTTAAAGTGGCGTGCATGTGAAGAACAGTGTAGAGTCACTAACGAGAGGTTTAAGGAATTCCGTATTGGTCTGGCTCGTCCAGACCTCGCCGAGTCATTTCGACTCGCGCGGTCAAAAATACAGCATCTCCTTGGCCCTTTTCGTTGGTCAAAGCTCTTTAAGTTCTTCGCCTTTGGCCCTGGCAGTACAACTCGTCTGCCGTTCGTCAAAAGACATCTCCCGTTCAAATACGGAGAGTCGCCTGAAACCACTCTAGATAACCTTGCTTCTTCTTATGCGATCCTTCGCATGAGTCCCGTCTGGTGTAATTCCAGCGGGGGTCGTTCCATTGACGATCCTGTTCCCTGTTTTAAGATTAGGGAGCAGAGCAAGGTCACCACTGTGCCGAAAGACGCTTTCATCGATCGCGTGATAGCAATCGAACCTGATATGAACATGTATGTTCAGAAGGGGTTTGGTGGTTTCCTCCGTAGTCGGTTGAAGCGAGTTGGCGTTGACCTGGACGACCAAAGCTTAAATCAGCTGCTTGCTCGTAGTGCGAGTCTCGGGTCGCTTGCGACCCTGGATCTCAGCTCTGCGAGTGATACAGTTGCTTACGAGCTCGTCCGGGAATTGATGCCCGTTGACTGGTTTGAGGCCCTGCTTTCTTGTAGGGCCCACGCTAGTGTGCTTCCTTCCGGAGAAATAACGAATCTCCAGAAGTTCTCCTCCATGGGGAATGGGTATACCTTTGAGTTAGAGAGCTTGATCTTTTGGGCCCTCTGTTCGTCGGTATGCTCTGAAACTGTGGGGAGAGAAGGTCTGCGCGCTGCAGTCTACGGTGACGACATTGTTGTTACCGTCAAGGATTACGAAGCCGTAGTCGACATATTGGAGTTTTCCGGTTTTACCGTGAACCCTAAGAAGTCATACGCTAGTGGTCCCTATCGTGAAAGTTGTGGTAAACACTACTTTTACGGGCGCGATGTCACCCCCGTTACCATCACTAAGGAGATTAGAAATGTCTCGCAATTGCTGTTGCTATGCAACAACCTGTCTCGGTGGGCGTTTCGAGCAGGCGGATTCCTTTATAGGGACTCGTCTGTCTTTGAAGCTCACCGATACTGCGTGGGGCATCTCCCTCACCATCTGCGACGGCCAAAACTTCCGGACTGTGTCGGCGATGGGGCCCTTATTGGGACCTTCGACGAAGTATGTCCGAGAAGATGTCGACACGGATGGGATGGTTGGAGGATTCCCGGTGTTCTTTTGCCAAAGCGCAAGAACTGGGTCTCCAGTGGGGTGGCTACACTCGCTGCTAGCCTCTCTAGACTCGAGGGGCAAGAGCGGCCTGTTTTGGGAGAGGGATGGGCTTGTCACCCGCTTGAAGCGGTTGGCAGATCTATCCTTCGAGAAATGTATCCTCGCGGCGGCGGAGACAGAATCTCCCCCGTCTATCGAGGCCCTTATTTTTCGATACTCCCTAACAGGTTCGCGAGTGCAGATTATGAGCGGCTTGCGCCAGTCTCGCTTGTGCCCATAGAACCGGGCTCGGCGAAGATAGGCAAGATGTTCATAACACAGTGGTGCG